ATGACCCAAATATTACCATGATTAAATTAAATACTAATGGTGATTCTTTTATTCATGGAAAAAGTAACTCGGCAGTAGGTTTTAACATAACTGCTTTTTCAACTAATGAAGGTAAAATACCAAGATTACGATTAAGGCACTCAAATAGTAATACAGTAGGAACTGACACCGCTGTTGATTCTGGCGATGATTTGGGAGAAATAGCTTTTCAGGGTTACGATGGAAGTTCTGACTACAACACAGGTGCTAGTATATTAGCAGAGGCTGGAGCAACCTTTAGTACATCTGAGGCACGAACTGAATTAAAATTTAATGTTGCAAGTGGTAGTCAAAATCCAACAGAGAAACTTAGGCTTAGTCATGATGGTATATTATATGTTGGAGGATTTGGTGGATTAGCCGCTCCAGAGTTAGCAATTAAATCTAATACAACTGGTAATGGACTAGTTAATGTTGTCAGCTTTAGAGATTCCAACAATACCCAACAGGGTTATTTAGGGTATGGCTCAACAAGTCATGATGATATTAATCTTTATAATAACTTAGGTAGTCTTAATTTTTATACGAGTGGTAACTTTGCAATGTTGATTGATGATAGTGGCAATGTTGGTATAGGTGAAACAAGTCCTTCAAGTTATGATGCTGCTGGAAATAAATTAGTTATCAGTAACTCTGGTGGTAATGCTGGATTGACACTAAGGTCATCGACTACTGGAACTACAGCTATACATTTTGCAGATGGCACTAGTGGAAGTGAAGCTTATAGAGGTATTATTAGGTATAGTCATTCAAACGAAAATTTACAGTTTGGAGTAGAGGGAACTAATTACAGATTTAAACTTGATAATGATTCAAGAATCTCACTAAGTAATAATGACTCTGGTACTAATAACACAGTATTTGGTGAAAAAGCTGGTTTAAATATAGTAACCAATGCAATAGAAAACACTTTTATTGGACATGAAGTAGCCGCCGCTGCAACTTTAACAAGTGACGCAGATTCAAATACGGGTGTAGGATTTAAAGCTCTATCTCCCCTTACTAGCGGAACTCTTAACACGATGGTAGGGTATCGAAGCGGATTTAATATAAATACAGGAAGTAACAATACCGCTTTAGGAGCTGATTCTTTAAAAGATTGTAATGATGGCACATTTAACGTCGCAATAGGGAGGTCGGCAAATTCAGCAAATGCTGGTGACCATAACGTAGCAGTTGGAGCATACTCTTTGGAAAATAATGTTGCTAATTATAATACAGCAGTAGGTTATAAGTCTGGGAATGCAATTAGTAGCGGAACTGAAAATGTAGCTATTGGTTATGAAGCATTAATGACTGAAAATACAGGCGATAGGAATACCGCTGTAGGTTATCAAGCGTTAAGAGTATTTGATTTTAATGGAGATGGATATAATACTGCTATAGGTTATAGGTCACTATATGCGGCCGCTTCTGGTTCTACTGCGGCTATAGAAAACGTAGCAATAGGTGGTAACTCTGCTCTTGCCCTTACTACAGGAGACCAAAATGTAATTGTTGGTACTGGAGCTGGTTCATCTACAACAGCTACAAATCAAAGCGTTCTTATTGGAAATGCGGCTGGTCAAGCTGATATTTCTGTAGATGGTGTTATCGGCATTGGTCATCAAGCATTGAATGCTCTTCTTTCTGGCTCTGCTTCAACTGTTGTAGGGTATCAAGCAGGTAAAAATCTCACAACAGGCAATAATAATACTGCTTTTGGTTATAATTCATTAGGTGGTAATGTTACTACTGCTTTGACTGGAGCTGATAATATTGCTTTAGGTGCAAACGCTGGTAGAGATATACAGGGGTCAGCCGAAGCAAATATTTTAATAGGAAAAGATGCTGGCGATTCTTTAACTACAGGAAACTTCAATATTCTTATTGGAAGAGATGCTGGCGAGGCTTTAGTTGATGAAACACATAATACAGCAATCGGAGCTGATGCTCTTAGCGGTTCAAGTTTAGTTGACCAAACAGTTATTATAGGTTCTCAAGCTGGTAAAGGTGCTATGACTGCTGATGCTAACGGAACAGTTTGTGTAGGATATGAGTCTGGAGCCGCAATTACCGAAGGAGCTGGAACAACTGCTATAGGATTTGGAGCACTTAAAGCTTTAACTGAAGGTGATAATAATATAGCAATAGGCTATAATGCATTAGATGAAATAACAACAGGAGGTGCAAACATCGCCATAGGAACAAATGCACTTGGAAACTGCGATGGTGGTGAAAATGAGAATATTGCCATTGGTAATAATGCTGGTGCAAATTTAGATAATGGTCATAATAATACTATCGTTGGGTCTAATGCAAATGCTTCATCTGGTACTGCTAATGGTCAAATAGTAATAGGTAAAGATGTACAAGGGTCTGCTGGTAATAGTAGTGCGACTTTAGGACTAGATACTAACAAAGTGTCCATTGACTTAGATGGAAGTGATACAAGCTGGGCGGCATCATCAGATGAAAGATTAAAAGAAAATATCCAGACTTCTACCGCTGGACTGTCATTTATAAACGAACTTAGACCAGTAACTTTTAATTGGAAAAAAGCAAAAGATGTTGATAAGAGCATGAGTCAGTATCAAGACTCAGAAGAACCAGCTTTAGGATTAGAAGGAAGCTACGGCAAAACAATGCACGGTTTTATTGCTCAAGAAGTAAAATCTGCTATTGATAAACATAGTGACTTAAAAGAAGGGTTTGGAATGTGGCAAGAGTGGGAAGATGGAACACAAGCTGTGTCTGATGGAGCCTTAGTTCCTATGCTCGTTAAAGCTATACAGGAGTTATCTGCAAGGGTAGAAGAATTAGAAAGTAAATAACAACTAACATAAGGAGTCAATAATGGCTAAAAAAGAAAAAGAAAAGCCAGTCTTGAATCTTGACGGTAAAGAGTACGTTATAGAAGATATGACTGATGAGCAACAAATGATGGTAAATCACATTAACGACATACAAAACAAACAAGCATCAAACAGTTTTGTTGCAGATCAACTTAGAGTAGGTCGTGATGCATTTGTAAAAATGTTAAAAAAATCATTAGAAGAAGTAAAGGAAGACTAATGCTTATAAGGAAAAGTTCTCAGGGTCACGATTTAAAACTCTATAGAAACTCTAGTCCTAGTGCTACTAGGAAAAAAACATATCCAGATGGTACGGTAGAGACCCTGACTTATCCTTCTAGGTATAAATACTTTTTAGTTTTAGATGGTGAAATAATTAAAAGAAGTGATAGTTGGGATACTATTGAAAAAGCCTATGTAGATGAATGTGATTCTAGGCATGGTGGTGGAACTGGTAGAATGATTGTAGGTAAACATAAATTAGAAAATCATGTAATAAAGACATTATGAATAAGATTAAAAAACTAATAAAAAAATACCCAAATGATTATGAACTGGGTGCTAAAGTAAGGATGTACTTTTATGAAAAATGCAAATGTAAATGCAAATGTTAGTACGAGTTATAATATTCCTGTTGTTTACGTTTACAAATCTTAATTGTAGTTCTGGCTGGTCTGTAGGGGGTTACGAGTTAACACCAACAGATACAAATACTGTATTTATAGAGATTATAGCAAAAGATTCAACAATGCATTGGTATGCTGGTAAACTGTATCATGGAGATAATTATTGCATATTACATAATCAATGGGAAGAAGTAAGGATTCAATGAGTGAAAAACCTAAAACAGCTCGCAGTTATAGAGGTGCTATTATTGATGACAACGCTGTTATTTCCCTTAATATAAAGTTTCTTGCTAATGTATTTCTTGCAGTTGGTGCATTAATATATGGGTATTGGAAGGTTGAAACTAGAATTGCTTCTCTTGAAGGGAAAATGCTTGATGCTAATGAACAAATTGGGAACTTACTTGATAAACATATCGTGGAAGAAAGGATTGAAAGAGAAGAACTGGCAGAGAAAGTAAAGTTTTATGAAAAAGAATTTAACATTAATCCACTTAGTTGGAATAAAAAAAGGAAAAGAAAATGAGTAAGGTAAATGATTTTCTTCTTCAATTTGGCTCTGATAAATTTATGCATTTTATGGCAGGGTCTGCTGGATTTGCAATTACAGAATCATGGATTGTATTGTTTATATTGGCTTTTGGTAAAGAATTATATGACTATATTGATCATAAAGCATGGTCTAATAAAGATGTAATAGCAACTGTATTAGGCGGTATGTTTTCTTTTGTTTCTATGTATATTTGGAACCTATTACCATTTAAGGTATTCTGATGGATTTTATGGCAGTATACGGTGAAGCAGGGATGATAGGTGTTGTAGGTGCAATGTTTGTGTATCTAGTAGTATCGCTATCTAATAAATCAGCAAAGCAACAAGAAACTCTAGAAGATTTAAAGACAGAAAACAGGGGTCAATCAGAAACGCTAGAAAATATGGAAGGCATGATTATTAAATTAATTGAACGTTGGAACAAGTCTGATGATAAATTAGATAGAAAGTTTGATGCAATTACTAAAGAAATTAACGACTTAGATAATCAAATTAGCCGAGTAGAAGGTAGTCTATCTCGCATTAATGGAAAACACTAATGGACAGTTTAAAGGTTTCTGGTGTATCTTTTATGAATTACGGCATACATCTTGCCGAAATAAACTTGATACTACAATGCATTATAGGTATAATGACTATTGTGTATCTTACATTCAAAATAAAAACAGTTAAAAATAGGAGTTAACTATGTTAGCGAAGTTAATAGCAGATGATCTTTTATCAGATGAAAATGGTGCAGAGGTAATTGCTGAAATAAATAAATCAGTTGATATACCTATCATTTCAGAAGCTACAGAGCAAAAAATACTTGAAGCACTTTGGAAAGTAATCAAAAGTGTACTTCTTAAAAAAATTGGTATATAATGCCTGCCAAGAGAAAATCAACTAAGAGAAGCTATAAAACACCTGCGTGGCAAAGAAAAGCAGGTAAAAATCCTAAAGGCGGTTTAAATGCAAAAGGTAGAGCTTCTGCTAAAAGAGAGGGTAGCAATTTAAAACCTCCTCTTAGTAAAGGCACTAGTCCTAGAAGAGTTAGTTTTGCTGCAAGGTTTGCAGGAATGAAAGGGCCAATGAAAGATTCAAAAGGAAGACCTACGAGAAAAGCATTAGCTTTAAAGAGATGGGGATTTGGTTCAGTTGCTGCAGCTAGAGCATTTGCAAAAAGACACAAAAAAAAGAAATAGGTAAATTATGGCTAAAAAAGTTAGTTGGATGTGGGGAGGCAAGAAACATTATGGTACTCTCATAAGAGAAACTAAAACACATAAGTTTGCCAGAACCAAAAATGGTAAAGTAAAGAAGATTAAGAAATAATGGCTACTGCTAAAAAGAGAGACCCTGCTAAGTGGGCAAGAGCAAAAGCTAAAGCTAAAAGAAAAATGGGTGGAAAACATTCTGCTAGAGCTATGCAGTTAGCTGTTAAATATTATAAAGATATGGGAGGTAGATACTCTGGTAAAAAATCTTCAAGTAATAAGCTATCTAAATGGTCAAAACAAAAATGGGATTATGTTAGCAAAGGAGATAAGAAAAAACCTAAAAAGAAACGTGGTCGTTATCTACCAGAATCAGTAAGAAAGAGCTTAACGCCTAGTCAAAAAGCATCTACTAACAGGCGAAAAAGAGCTGCTAGTGCTAAAGGCAGGGGTAAAGCTAAGTATAGTAAATCAATAGCAAGAAAAGTAAGGAGAGCAAAATAATGCCAATGGGTAAAGGAACATACGGATCAAGGGTTGGAAGACCTAAAAAGAAAAAATCAGGTAAACCAATGAAGAAAAAAGGTAAGTCAATGCTAACTAAAAAGCAAAAGACACTACCTAAAAAACTTCAAAGAATGATTGTTAAGTCAAAACGTAAAAAGAAATAATGCCAAGATTAGGAAAAAGAAGTAAGCAAAGACTTGAAGGAGTTGATGAAAGACTTGTACATCTTCTAAGTGAGGTTGTTAAGTACTTTGATATTACAGTTATTGAAGGAAAAAGAAGTCAAGAGCGACAAGATCAATTAGTTGCTGAAGGCAAAAGCAAAACAAAGTTTGGTAAACACGTTTTAGGCATGGCCGTTGATATAGCACCATATCCTATAGATTGGAAAGCTAGAGATGATTTTCATTATCTAGGTGGATGGATGTTAGCAACAGCAAATAGGCTAGGCTATAAAGTCCGTTGGGGAGGCGACTGGAATGCCAGTAGTCAATTTAAAGGACAACGTACTACCAAAGATAATAATTTTGATGATCTAGTACATTTTGAATTAATGGAATAAATGAAAAGAGCTGTAGTTATACCAGATCAACATTTTCCTGTTCATGACATAAAAGCTATAGATATTGCATTGCAAGCAATTGAATATATCAAACCAGAAATATTTATTAATCTGGGTGATGTTGGTGAATGGGATTCTGTTTCTGCTTGGAGATTTAAAGGTAAAAGATTGCCAAATCTTGAACATCAATTAATAGACGTAGATCTTGAAATAGAAAAAGTAAACAAAGGTATTGACATGTTTGACAAAGTGCTTGATAAAATACAATGCAAAGAGCGTTACATTTTAGCAGGTAATCATGATGAATGGTTAGATCATTTTGTAAATAAGCATCCATATCTTAAAGGTTATACGTTTAAAGAAGCTTGTAGATGGGAAGAAAGAGGCTATCATTATTTATCTTACAATAAACCATTAAAGATAGGAAAGTTAAACTTTATACATGGTGCCTATGCTACAACTTATCATGCTAAAAAACATCTAGAAGCTTACGGTTCTAATATTGTCTATGGACATACTCACGATATTCAAAGACATAGTTTAACTAAACTAGACTCTGGCACGATTGCAGCTTGGTCAATGGGTTGTTTAAAAGATATGAGACCAAATAAAAACAAATGGTTAAAAGGTAGATTGCACAATTGGAATCATTGCTTTGGCATTGTAACATTTTTTGATAAGCCAAAAGGCAATTTTCAAATAGAACCAATAGAAATAGTAAACGGACAATGTACATTTTGGGGGAAACAGTTTAATGCCTAAAGCATTATATCCAGTAAGAGATTTTAGTGGTGGTATTAATAATCTAAAAGATCCATCTGATATTCAAGATAACGAATTGTCAGATGCTCAAAACATTATGTTTACTAGGCAAGGTGTAATTGATTCTGGTTTATCTATGAAAGATACAAGCAATAATAAAGTTGCTGCTTTAGATACTAGCCATATAGATGCGATAGAGGGCGGTTATGGATTAGGTTATTTTGAAACAGATCATTTTGCCGATGGAACAGCAAGGTCATTAACATTAACTGGAAATGCTTCAAGCAGAGGGTTTGCTTTTTCTACAAACGGAACTACGCATTCTGTTATTGGATTTAGTGATGGAGATGATAAAGTAGATTATAATCAAGGTAGTAATTCTGCTGCTGGAACAGCTTTAAATTTACACAATTGGTTTCCTACTGGAACAGAAATAGTCCTTTCTGGTATGAATAGTGATGGAAGTTATTTAGGTCAAACAATTGCTGATGGTGTAATAGATGGAGTATACACAGTTGTTGGTGGAAATGGTTCAACTACAATTTTTTTAGATAGAGCTACTCCTGCTCAAATATCTACAGCATTAGGTGGAACAGGTTTAGCAGATAATTTAGTTAGTGTATCAGGAACTATAACTGGAATTTTATCAGGAGATAAAATAGTTTTAATAGCACATCCAGAAGAACACAAGATAGATGTGTATTCAAATAGTGTTACAGATTACACAGAAGATGCAATTACATTGCAAGGTTTTAGTACAGACGATCAATCTAGTAAAGTTTTATATTATAAATCTGAAGATCAAATTAGATGTTGCGATACTAATGTAGGAACTAAAGGTAAAATACAATGGTTTGGTTGGATTTCAAGAACACATTTTAAAAGTAGTTTAAATAGTAAATCTTACTCTGGTTATTTTGCAAAAGACAATGATTTAGCACCTCCTTCACATACTGGAAGTAATATGAAATATTTTAGTTCTTCTGACAATAGTAGTCATGCATTTGAATACCCACAAGCAGGAGCAGGATTTACATTAAGAGTATTTTCATCTGATTCAGCAGGTGCTATAGAAGGTGGTGAATATGAGTTTGCACAGTCTTTTATTTACGATGATAATCAAGAATCTTTATTAGCTCTTTATGGAAAAGATGATACTACTAAAGCATCTACTGAAAATACTAGCTTAACTCATACAGATTTAAAGTCTTTAAAAATACAAATAGGTGCTAAAGGAGATTATGATTCTAGAATATCAGGTGGTAGAATATATATTCGTAAAAAAGATAGTGATGATGAGTTTACACTTCTTGTAGATATTGATCTTACAAAAGGAGCACGTACAAGTCTTGAAGGAGACTTTACTGATTGGAAACAAAATTCTGGAGATGAACATTACATAGGTACATCTGTAACAGATTATTTAGAAGTAACAGAGTTAAGTTTATTAAACTATGAAATTATTAATGGTTATCCGTCTAGTATATTTACTAATCATTTAGGTGGCGATGGTGAGAACTGGCAAGATGCAGTTGTATCTAATAATAGAGTTTTTGTTTGCAACGTTAGAACTGCTGACAAATCAAAAGGTTCTAATAAAATAGCAGGACATGCTAATGCTGCAGATTTAACTGTGCATCCTGATATGATAATGTATAGCATGCCAAATAGATTAGATACATTTCCATCATTTAATACTATTGATGCAGCCAAAGGAGATGCAGATCATTATATAGCCGTAGAGTCCTATGCTGATAGATTGTTAGCTTATAAACGCAACAGTATGGATATTATAAATATATCTTCACCAAGTGATGCTAACTGGTTTTTAGAAGATACAAAAAACCTTATGGGCGTAGAACATCATGGTGCAGTTTATAAAACTCAATACGGTGTTGTTTGGGTAAATAAAAATGGTTTGTATTTATATACAGGAAATGCAATACAGAATCTATCTGAAAATAAAATAGATGATGATGTTTGGGGTACATTTTTTTCTAACAATACAATTATTATATATGATGAATTAAAAAGCTTAGTGTATGTTATAAAAAACTGTACGAGTGATGGTGATGCTTACGCATACGATTTAAAAAGAGGTAACTTTACATTCTTAAAAGATTTTACACATGATGGTATAACAAATCCTGTTGTTTCTAACTTAACATCTTCTAGTCAATCTCTTGTAGCAATTGATGCAACAAGTAGTTTAGAGTTTTATCAACACAATAGAACTCCAGTTGCAATGCAGAATATAAGTTTTAAGACAAAGAATTTTGATTTTAATCAACCAAATAGAATTAAGAAACTGTACGCTGTTCATGTTGAATACAAAAGCACAGCAGATATATCTTCAAAAATAAAATATAGCAAAAATGGTGGATACAGTTTTGAATCTTTTTCATCAGGTTCTAGTACAACAGGTACTAATAACTGGATAAAAGGTAAGTGGTCTTTAGATACACCAGCAGAAAGTTCTACGTATATGCTTGAATTAGATACTACAACAACAAGTGCTACTGTTTTTATAAACAATATAACGTTTGAATACAGACTTGTTAAAAAGTTGGACAATGTATAATGGATAGAGTTAGCAGAAGATTAACCGATTTAAAACAAAACAAGATACACGTAGCTAGATACAAGCCGTCTGTTGCTATTTTAAAAGAAGGTGAAGAAGTATTGCATGTTAGAAAAGATGGAATACTATCTAGATATAGAAAAGAACAAGGTATTCTTTGGCGATCAGATATGTTTAAGAATGAAGACATTATATCAAAGGGTACAATAAGAACTAAAAATTTACAGTATGATACTAAGTTTATAGATCATCGTATGTTTGTGCATAACTTTCAAGATGATATATCAACATCAGAAGTATTTCTTCCTTGGTTTTCTATAACCGAACAAACAGGTATGGATCAAGAGTACACAGCATATTTAACACCATATACAATGAGTTGCGAAAAGATTTTATTTAGACCAGAAACATTAACAGATACTAGTGCAGATCTTACTTTTAAAATTAAAAAACAAGATGATGGTGATGCTACTGTAGATACTGTTGCAACAGCTACGTATACTGCAACTCTTGCAAGTAATACATCTATAGTAGTTAATCGATCTGATTTTGATAATCCTCCTACTGTAGGAGCAAAAGATAAAGTTGCTATATCTGTACAGGCAGGAGCAGATCCTTCTGGTGTAATAGATTGGTATGTAACATCAGTTTGGAAAACAGAAATACAAGTTTAATAGGAGATAGTAATGTCAATTGAGAATTTATTTTTAACACAACAACAACAAGAGACTCAAAGAAATTATGAGAGACAACTAGAAAAAGAACAAAAAAGACGAGAAAGAGGTGGACTTTTTAGTTCTATTGGTAGTGGACTAGGTGGTTTCTTAGGAGCGTTAGCGTTGGCTCCTTTTACTGGTGGAGCTAGTTTATTAGGTAGTGCAGCATTAGGTAGTGCAGCATTAACAGGTTTAGGAGCAACTGCTGGGTCATTAATAGGATCAAGAGCTGGTTTAGAACTTGGTGGCGGTAGGCGTTCTGATGCAGTAGACCTTGGAATGAATCGTGATGCATTAACTGGAGACTTAAAAGAATTTTCTCAAAGCGTTAAAGATAGATACAATAGAGGTATAGATAGTTTTCAAGATGCATTAAATAATAGAATACTATCTTCAGCACTTACTACAGGTATTAAAGCTGCAGGTTTTAATTACGGTCAAAGCTTATTTAATCCTCCAGTAGTTAATTCTATTGTTGATGTTCCAGAAGCTAATATTGCTGGTGCACAAGCTTATCAACCTGCTGCAATGAACGCTCCAGTAAATAGATTATCTTTGCCTCAAAGTTTTGATCCAAGAACAGTATTGCCTCAGCCAAGTGTTATAACTTCTTCTTCAAATAATTTATTAAATTTTGCATCTGCTGGTGCAAATACTACTGGTGTAAATTTAGGTGGAAACCTTGGTAATGTTGTTCCTTCCCCAGTTCCTTCTACACAAGGAATTTACGCAGGTAATATTTTTAGTCCATATATTCAGCCTATGCAAGGTGTTGGTGGACAAATGACATATAATCAACCAATGCAAATTTTTTAGGAGGTAATTAATGGCACATACACCTTATCATTATAACTGGAACGTAACTCCTACAGGTAATGAACCGCCTGCAGATACTTCTACTCCTTTAGATTTTTTGCGAGATTTTTCTGGAATTGATGTACAAGATTTAGATCCTTCAAGTCAAATATTTTTACCATCATC